GTTTCCGAGACAGCTTGTCCCTCTTGATTTACCGTAGTGGCTTCCGTAGTTTCTGTAGCTTGCGTTCCTGATTCAGCAGGGGCAGATGTTGTTGCTTCTTCCATTTGCGTATCCTTTAATTTGTTTTGAGCTATTAACTCTATGTGACACCCCGTAGAGTGCCATAAGAATTAACTTATTTTCTCTACAAATACACTAGACGATTGGCATGTGATGTCTGTTCCAGTAGATTCTACCCAGACCTCTAAGTAGTCTCCAGCAGACAATGTCAATACTCCAAAAGAAGAAACACTTACTGCTTGTGACGAGCCTCTTCCTTCATTAGAGTTACAAATAGGAGCTTGCACGCCATTAATTCTAAGACAGAATTGTAAGTAATTTACATTACCTGCAGTGAATACTTGAGTTCCTGCGATCTTATATACTCCAGAAGTTAATATACTAATTCGTTGTGTTGTAGCTGAATATGTAATATCACCTCCTTGTGAGATTGTGTCTGTAGTAATCCACGTATAGACTTCAGGCACTCCCGCTGCTAATGTTTGTTGTGCTAGTGGTACTACTGACCCCACTCCTAAAATAGACAGCTCAACGTCTCCTGCTGTTACCACCTTATTGTCTGCTATAGGAGATCCAAGATATATGCTTGTAATCTCTCCGCTGTTTAGAATGGTTTGTAGTTCTCTATCTGCCATTACTTTTTACCTCATTTTTAATTTTTTTAATCACGTTAGCTTCGCCTTGTCTGATACCTATTTCTAGCTCAGTCATTCCAGGCTTAGCAATCTCTCTATCTACAAAAACACTCTCTAAATGATCGAGACATTTAACACCTATTTCAGTATTGAATGTCCCAGCAAATAGCTTATGTATTGATTGTGCGTTCTCTTGATTCTCTTTTCTCACTATACTGCTCCTCCTTGAGCTGCTGCTTGTGCTGCCATCTGTTCTTGTTGGGCTTGCACATATTTAGCTTTTTCTTGCTCGTTTCTCTTTCCTGTTTCTGGAAGTCCTAATGCTTCCCATACACTAGATGGGATTGTCTCTATTTTAATCTCTTGAGCGATAACCTCTGGAGGCATTGCTGCTGAAATCTCCATAAATCTACCGTATGCTGCAAGTTCTGACTCATTTTGCTGTCTTGATGCAGGATTAATGAACTTAAGAGCAACTTCTTTCCCGTTTACTTTAAAGTCCGCTACTTTTCCTACTCTTTTTAAGATATGCACACAGTTTGCAATTACTCTTTCTAGTAATTCTGTTTGTATTCTTGTAGATGTAGATAAGCTCGTTTGCGCTACGTCAGCATTTCTTATTGACATCTCAGTAGCTGTTCTTACAGGAGTGTCCTGAATATTCCCAAACGGCTTACTTAGCATTGCTTGCTTGATACTGTCTTGATATTTAGTGATAGCAAAATCCATAAGCTGAGGATTACCACTTAATTGCACTGCACTCAATGTAGGATTGGCTCTATCATTAGATCCTACAGGATTAACTGATCCAGGATGTAAATCAAATGTATATGGATTAATTACTCCATCATCTGTCGCTGTAAATACAGGATTTGCCTGGAAAGATAGACCTTTTAAATAGTCCTCTACCATTCTGTTAAGAGTTTTAATATCACTTAGACATCTCATCACTCTTCCTCTTCCATAAACTTCTCCAGGTATAGATGATTCTCTAAATACAATGTAAGGATTGTAGTCTAGCTCTTCATTTAAGATAAACTCCTTCTCTTTTACGTTCATAAGAATCATATTCCACTTACCTTGCTCGTTTTGAACTACTCCCTCAACGATACTAACATCAGTCGTTGGAGATTTCACTAGCAATTCTTTTAAGTTTTGAGATAATTTCGCAGTCTTCCATGTGGCTAGAATATCTTTTACAGGGATTTTGAACTCTCTAAATACTGTTTCAATAATTCCTCTGCTTGATCTTTCTAATATAAGTTCTGATAACGATACAGCCCTAAAGTTTAATGATGTTTGAATACCATCTCCTTCTTCAACCACTATTGCTCCAGTAGAGATTCCTAGATCTAAAAATGCTTCATTTACTTGAGATGAGAAATTAGAACTATTTATATGTTTAAATACTGTCTTTGTAGTCTCTTCTAAGTATTGATTAATTTGAGATTCCTGCCTAGGATCAGTTTCACTTCCTGCTTCCAGCTTCATCCACTGAGTAGTATTTGGAACTAATAATGCAGTCATTCTGTTAGCAAAATCCTCTAATGCTCCTTCTGCTGTTGAATCAAACACTCTATTTCTTTTTTTCTGACCCTTACCATACTTATCTATTGTATTTCTGGCAGGCAGTGCATACTCATAACACTCTCTTAGGTGACTTTCCCATAGTTGCTTGTTTCCTCTGGCAGCTTTAAGCCTCTCGTTTACGCTTTCATAAGTCATGCTTACTCCTCTTTTTCAATAGGTGCTGGCTTTTTTCTTGCTGGTTTCTTTGGAGGAAGTGTTACTTTACTACACTCACACTCAGGAATCCCATCAAATGCTTTGCCTGGAATAAGAATAGCTAGATTTTTCTGGCATTTAGAACATTGAATTCTTGAATAGTTCTCTGTATAGAACTTTCCTTGTAGTCTTTCGCTTGGTATATCTTTTTTCATATTAACCTCCTAATGTATTTCCGCCAACGCCAGATTCAGATCCCCATAGTAAACCTTTTCTGCCTTTTGCTAGCCTTGTTTTTCTTTCTGTAGCCTTTGCATCTTCTTCTTGTTGAGCTGCTTCAGTTGCCGCTGTTTCTTCTGCTACTAATGCTTCTTGCTTTGCGATCTCTTCTTTTTGGATTGCTATCTGCTCTTTTGCTGATGATGCTTGCATTTCTGCTGCTGCTGCTCCTTTTTTAGCTGCCTCTGCTGCTGCTCCTGCTGCTCCAACAGTTGCTCCTGCTGCTCCACCAACTGCGGCCATACCTACTGAAGATAATCCTCCGACAGATCCTAAAAAACCTGCTCCTCCTGACAATGCACCCACTGCTAACATTCCTAGAGGATTGCTCGTTAGCTTCTTGAACGCTCGTGATATTCCACTCATGTTTATCCTTTTTGTTTTTATTTCAACCTATTATATCATAAGTTCATAGATATTATCACCTAGATGCTTTGAGTTGTTCTTGTAATGATCTATTTTCCCACCATAAATGATCCTTTTTTTAAGGTTTTTGGCTGTTCTGTATATCTTTTTAGTGTTCTTTCTTAAATTATCATTAAATGCAAAAGCAAAGAAGATGTACTCATTTGTCTCTATGTATCCTATAATCCCATTGCCTTCTAATTCTATAATGGTATAATGTTGCCCAAAAAAGAAATCTAGCTCGTCCTCTACATTATCTTTTGGATCATACTCTATAAAATTACGTGCCACATATCGTAGTTTATCCTCAGGAGTCATTCAATATTCTTCTGACTGAGTGTTCTATTTCTTTTAGCTTTAGCTTTTGCTTATTCATCTCTTTGTTTAGTAAGACTCTCGCATTGTATTCTGTTAAGTAAGCCTCATAAATCTCTTCTTTTGTCCAAGAGTCTAGCTTTTCTTGTTCTTCTTCTGTTAATGCTAAATCAGTCATATTGACTCCAGTTTACACTATTTGATTGTTGTCTCATTTCTGGTGTTACCTTTCTTCTTGTAAATGTTAGTGGGAATAAGTGTGCTATTAAATACCCTATTGCATCAATACCATTATTATCATGACCATTCTTTTTGTCTGGCATCCTAGTTCCTTCGTCATATGCTTGCTGTTCTGTGGCTTTTGTTAGCTTAGGGCATGTAATTGTATTAATGAAGCATCTTCGCTCTCCTTGAGCGTTACAGTACATGCTGTTTAATCCATTAACTCTATCCATAACTCCTGGATTTTTGCTGTTTACTCTTATATTGAATCCTGCTTGTCTTAGTAGTTTAATATCACTATCGTTTCCACTAACAGATTTTCTAGCGCTACCTGCTGCATCTGGATAACAATATACTTTTCTTCCTGCATATTTAGCTTCTAATACTTGAACTAACTCTGGAGTATCGAACAGTCCTATGAACTCATCTACTGCAAAAGCTTTCTGATCCTTTATAATACATGCTACTGCAGACATAGCTCCAACATTGAAGTCAATACCGATATGTATATCTCCAAAGCCTTCATCTATCATTGACGTATCATTAAGAGTACGATCATACTGTGTATATACGTTACCACTTGTTAAGTTTGTAAACTCTCCATTAATATAAGCGTCAATTAGTTCTGCAGGATATTGCGCTCTCATTGTTTCTATGTAATCTGCTGGCAAATGATAGTTATCTGTGGTTTTAGCTCTTAATAGTTTCTTATTATCTCCTGCTTCCTCTACAAAGATCTTATAAAATGCTCGATAACCTTCTGGAGTAGATACAATTACCATCTGTCTTACGTTTCCTACCCTGATACGTCCTAGTAATTTAATGTAAGCGTTATATGCAAGAGCTGGCTTAGCTGTATCAAACTCATCCATTACTACATACGCAGCATTAATACCAATAAGTCTCTCGTATCCTTCCATTGATTTACATATTATTCTAGTTTCTTTACCTTCGATAGTGCAATAAAATATTGATTGCGCTGCTTTGTATTCAAATGGTACTCCGAAGTATGTGAGCGCTTCTTTTAATTCTGGTATTAAGATCTGTTCTAATAGTGGAAAGTTTGGTTCTGTTACAATTCCATCACATCCTGGATTCGCTTGTGCTAACATTACAGCCTTACGTGCTACTGCGAAGGTTTTCCCTGCACCGAAACCGCTTACTAATCCTAATATTTTAGTGGTGGTATCTTTTATTAGTGCGTACTGATGAGGTAATAACTTTAAGTCTTTAGTCATTGCTTGTTCCTTGATATAAGTCTATCTGATCTAGCGGAGAATTTCTTCTTGCTATCTCTTCTTTTTCTTCTTTTACATATCTAACTAATGATCTCCAACCTTTTACAGTAGAAGATGCCCAATTAACAATTCCTGTTACTACTCCTACGACTATTGACTGAAAAAACAGCCAAAACACTACTGCCGAGTATCCAATAAACAGCAGCGGAGTCAGTAGAATTAGTTTAATCATTATTTTTCCTTAGATTTATTACATCCATTGTTATATTTTACCATAGTTGCCTCAAATACATCTTTACACTCAACCTGTCTTCCATCCTCAAATGTTACTATGTATTTCTTTTTATCGTAACTTGTTTGTATTACTGCTTTCATTATTTGTTCTCCCATTTTTTAATTTCATTCTCTAAATACCATTTAGCTTTCAGTAAATCTTCTAATCCGTTCTTTCTCTTATGCCTACTAACATACTTAATTACATTAGAGATAGACCAACTAAACTCTCCATTATTTGCCTCTATGTATTCAAGAGGACTTATCTTTAATTCTGTATAGTGTGGTGGTTCAATATTATTGTTCATTCATACACTCCTCGAGTCCACAGAGGAGTTGAGTGTAATAACTTTACTTGCATTTTAATTCCTTTATATAATGTATTTGGTTCTCACTTTGCATTATTTATCCTTTTTATGTTCTAAATAAAGCCTATCGTAGCCTGCTACCCGACTACATAAATAATATTTACAAGGCTGTTCCTTTCAAAATAAGCTCATCTGATAATAATCAGACTACTGCATTGTTTTCGCTCCGTTTGATAGACTTTATTTAAAACACTAATACTCTAACTAGAATCTACAAGGTCGCAACATACCCAGCATTATTTAATATTATTTAACAAGGAAAGTTTCCTTTCTAATTAAGCTCGTCTATCTTTTAATAGACTACTGCATTGTTCTTGCATTTAATAGATTCTAATTAAAGTATTATTACCGTTCCAGTATCCAAAGACAGCACTTAAAAACTGCTTCTGGCTCTGTTTCCGCATAGAACTCTGTTTGTTCTACATTATTTACTCTGCATATTGCTCCACGCTTCTCATCTATGCAAGACCATAGCTGCTCGTGATGTCTATACGCCCATTGTTTGCATAAGTGCGCTAACTCTCCTTTACTTATCGAAAGCCATTCATCTGTAGTAAATACTCCATAGATAATTGTATCTTTTTCTAAGTCATCCTCATTTACAAATCTAAGCTTTCTGTTTATTACTAGACTTAATAGTTCTGGATTAATCATCTTTCTTATCCTCTACTATATTAATTACTGTTGTTGCACTTTGACCTTCTCCTGCATTAACTTGAGCTGCTACTTGCATATTAGAATGTCTTTGGTTTACTCCTAGCGTTAATGATACTTTATCTATACCATCTGCTAAATTCTTTAGATCACTAGCATTTAGTTCTCTTGCTTGGAATTGTTGCATGCCATCACCTACATTGATCTTCTCTTCTACAGTACCTTTTCTTATCATCTTCACTTTTCTATCTAGTAATGCTTCACTTACTGATTGTATTAACCCTTTATGCTTTACTAAGCGTTCCGCAGTTTGGAACACTGCGTTCCTTTTCTCGTCTGGAAGCTCTATGCACTCTTCTACTAAAGAGATATGGCGATCGACTAGGTGTTCCAATTCAGGGTCTATTTCCTTAGTTAGTCTACTTACTGTTGCTAATCCTACCTTATGCTTTTTAGACAATTCTCTTTGTGAGTATTTGCCCGTATGGTAGTCTGCTAATATGTTGGTCTTTTTAGATTCTGCTAATGCCATTCTATTCTTTCAAATAAGCTACAGCCAAACCCTTGCTCAAGAAACCCTTCAACGTAAAGTTTGTTACAGTCGAGATACCCATTCTCCATATCGGAAACTGTTGTGTTTTGTGCATGTTTACAATTCTCACAAGTTCTTGCCGTAAGGTCAGTGGACATAATATACTCAACTACTATTCCAACATCATCTCTTTCTTCAGAATAGTTCAGTAGTCCGTCTTGCGTCTCTAGTCTTTTTTCAATTTTTGCTAGAGATCTTAGCACTTCTGTTTTAGTCATTACATTCCCCTGTATTCAGCAAAGTTGTTTGCTATCCACAAGTAGTTGTCTCTATCGTCTTCGCTGTCATTCTTAGCATGTTGCAGTCTTGTATAGTCTTCATTTACTCCAAAGTAATCTTCTTCTTGAGTATGTTCTAGCTTTTTCTCGATTGCTTCTATTCTTGCTGACTTCATTAGAGCCATCATGTTACATACATCTTCTGTTGATACACTAACACCTAGATAGTCTGTCCATAATCCTGATATTCTATTGAAGTTATCCCCATAGACTCTCTTTCTCTCTATGATTAGTTCTTTTTCTACATTCATTACCAGCCTCCTTTATTCCACTGTGTGCTTGATAGTCTTTCGTAATACGTATTGTTCTTAATTCCAGACGGTTCTATTACTGTTACTTTATTCTTCTTCATGAACTCTTCTATTAATTGAGCATCATTTTTAATAACTTCTTTTGTTCTGTGTTTTTTATTCTCTGCTACTGCTGCAAGCTTTTCTTTTGCACTCATTCTAGCAGTTAATGCAATTTTTGGCTTCTCTTCAACTACTAAAGCTGGCTTTATCGCTATCTTTGGCTTACTTATAGTTATATGAGTTCTTTCTGGTGCTGGTTTTGGCTTTCTCTTCAGTCTCTCTTCTGCTTTTACCTTGTTTGTGTGTATTTCTCTACAACCAGGATTGCAATATCTTTGCATCTTGCTAACTCTTGGAACAGTTTTACCACACTCTTCTCTTTCGCAAGTAACATAGGTAACTTCCTTCTTGACTTTCTTCTTTTTAGGCTTAGTATGTTTTGTTACTCTATGATAATACTCTTTTGCTCTGCATCTAGGATTGTCACATACGTCTAATTGAACTCCTGTCTTTGTAACAGTTACGTGTTCTCCACATGCGCAATACTTAGGAGGTAACTTTGCATTAACTTCTCTTGCTTTTCTCTTCTCGTCTTCTCTAAACTGGTTAGTTCTACAGTTAGTTCCTATACAAAACTTTTGCGTTGATCTTTTTGGCTCAATCTCTTTACCACACTTCTCGTAACTACATACTATCATCTTGTCTCCCTACGTGTATATTGCTGATAATAATATTGATCCCATTGCTATAATCAACATTACTATAAACATTGTTCTTTCTCTGTCGTCTCTGTCGTCTTCTAAGTTCCATTTACTCATCTAATGTACCTTTTAATCTTCTTATTTCTCTAAGAGCTGCTTCTATTTTGTTTGTTTTTTCTTGCAGTTCTTTCTGTAGTTTTTGCACTTTTCTTTCGTATGCTATTAGTATTTTATCAAAACACCTTTTTGCTTCTACTCTATTCATGAGCGTACCAACATAGGGGCGTGATCCCCTAGTATTGCGAAGGTTGCTCTTCAGTAGATTCTTCTTCTACTTCTGATCTTTTAGCTAACATGTCAAAGAAAGCTCTTGTTTCTGGATCATCTAACTGATCTTCTGTGAACGAAAATGTAGATGTGATTCTGTAAACAGTTTCAGTCTCTACTACGCTGTCGCTTGGTGCTATTTTATTCAAGTCCATCATTGTTGAACTCCTTATTTGATTTTAGAAAATTATCAAACACTGTCTGATTCAATACTAATTCTGCAATTACACCTTTACGGATCAATTCTGCCTGTCTTGGCTGTCTTTTTTGTAGCTTGTAGAATGTACTGGCCTTCATCTGTGACAATGATATAATCTCTTTGTTTGTAATTTTCATAAGTTTATTATATCAGAAAGTAGATTAAAACACAAGGTTCTATCTACTTAATTTTTAATTATACCCTTAGCCACCTAGTAGTTGTTCGCGCTTTCATCATGCTGCCAGCGTTTCCGACTGGCTTAAGCATAGGTATATTAAAAGGGAATCTCTTCGTTTTGTATATTCATCTGCTGATGTGGTTGTTGTTGAGGTTGCTGGTATGATTGTTGCTGAGGTTGCCCTTGCTCACTATCTTTTTTGCTCTCCATAAATTTAAACTCTTCTACTTTTAAAGTATGTCTTGATCTTTTTTGACCATTCTGATCTTCCCATTGTTCAAATACTAATCTACCTTCTAGTAAAACCTTAGATCCTTTTCTCATGTATTGTGCAAATGCTTCAGCACCTTTACCAAACATTGAGAAATCCATAAAGCAAACTTCTTCTCTCTGCTCTCCGTTAGATTTAAACTTATGTGATGTAGCTATTGCTGATTTTGCTATTGCTACTCCTGATGGTAAATGTTTTAATTCAATATCTCTTGTAAGATTTCCCGCCATTATTACTTTATTATACATAAATTTCTCCTGCTACTGCTTCTTTTAAGCCTTTTCCCATGCTAAACTTCACTACTCTTTTACTTGGCACTTCTACCTTTTCTAATGTTACTGGATTCTGATGAGTTCTTCCTTGTCTAGTTTTAACTGAAAACGTCCCAAATCCTACAAATCTTACATCTTCTCCACCCTGTAAAGCTTCTAATATTGCTTCAAACGTACTATCTACTGCTTTAGCTGCAAACACTTTTGTTGATCCTGTGCTTAGTGCTACTCTTTCTGCTAATTCTCTCTTATTCATCTTGATTCCTTGTCATATTGTTCTTTTAATTTTTTTGCATATTCGCGTTGTCCTGCAATAGGATACATTTCTCTAAACTTTCTTGACGTCCCATGAGGACTCATCTCGTTACCCAAATGGTGTTGGATACACAAGGGAATTATCTCATAATGATTCTTTACATCAGAACTCCTTTCTTTAATGTGATGCAGCTGCGTGTCGTAAGATCCACATACAAAGCATGGTATCATCTGCTGCTTTGCCCAGTTAAGATATTTAAGCTCATCATCATTAGTGATTCTCTTAGATTTTTTAACCTTCTTTGGCTTATTCCACTTAAGCTGCTCTTCTTTACTATACATTTTTGTCTTCCCATAGATCTCTTGAAGGAAATGGAGGAATTGTCACTCCTTTAGTAGCAAATGCTGCTGTTATAAAATCTATTGTTTGATCTATTTGTTTTCTTTTTAACTTAGTAGTACTGCTAATATCAAATACTTGTTTGATAGTTGCCTTCACTATTTGAGTTTTTACTAGATCCATACTCCATTCAATATCATTACCAAATACTCCCTGCATATACATTGCTTGAGAATTAAGAACATCTGCAATCTGCTTGCAATAAAGATGTAAAGCCCTATTTTGCTGCAGCGTTCTAGTATTTAGGTTATTAATATCAATTACATAGATTCCGTCACTTAATGTTGTTAAATTTTCAAAATCTTTCTCATCAAGTGGAGTTAATACTGCTCCACTCTTTGTTAAATTAACTTTCACTATTAGCTTTAAAGTTTGATAGTTGTTCTTTAAACATACTTTGATCTCTTAAATATTTAGACACTGCGTTAAACATTGCTTTCTGATCTTTGCCGTCAATTCCTGCCCATTGCTCTAAAAAATCTCTAGGCTTAACGTTATTCTCTCCACATATTACTGCAAACTCATCCCAGTACAACTTCTTTTCATCATCAGATGATTTAGATTGGGTCTTATAGCTTGGAGATTCCATTGCATCTATAACTTCTCCATCTGTAATTCCAAATGCGTTCATATATAAATATCTTTTGTAGTATGTATTTAATGCTCCAAGATATTGGATATGCTGCATACTAGGTTGCCCATTCTTATTAGTAGGTACATCAAACATTACAAATGGTATCTCGTATGGTTGCTCTTCTCCTTCCCAATTAAGAAACAATACTGCTCTTCCTTCTTCTATAGTAAACCTATCATTTACTTCGTGCTTTGCCATCAGACTATTTAGTGTTGGTAAAAAATCAGACAGCTCAAAATATTCAAACCCTGCAAATTTATTCTTACCGCTTTTTCTTAACTTTGTATTTTGTAACTCTACTCTTATCTCTGCTATTTTTTTATTTAGACTCATCATATTTTCCTTGCTCTATTAATATTATTTGTTCTTCAAAAGGTACATTCCAATCTACTACTGCCTCTGCATGTTCCATACACTCAGAACATACATCTGTTTCTTCTATTATCTCTGCCTTACAACAATTTGAAATCATATTATCTCCTTCATTAGTTCTACCACGTCTTCTTCAAAATCGTACTCCCTTCCATAATATTCAAAATGCTCTGCTGCTTTTCTAAGTGCTTGCGCGGTCTCCATCATTGAGTCAATCTCGTCTTTATGAAATTCCATTAAATATTCCCAAGCATCAGTTTGCTTATCTTCTTCTCTTAGATGAGTGTTTAGTGATTGTGTTACTGCGCAGTCCATTACTTACTCCCTATAATATTATTCATTTTTTCAACATCTTGTGCTAATTTTTTTAAATAACCATTTAAAGTCATACCAGCTTCTTTTGCTTGTGCCTTTAATAAATCTCTCGTCTCTACTTCTACATAAATTCCTGTTGTCTTGCTCATCTGTAAGTCCTTTGTCATTTGATATACAGAATTATGACATCATATTTCTTAAAGACTTCTTAAAGATTAAATATTTCTATCTTTTTGTGTATTTTCTTATGGCACTTAACACACAATGTGATACATTGATACGATACTGTCTTCTTAATATCTCTTGGGTAAAATAGATGATGGCAGTCAAGTTGAGTTCTATTTTCCCCGCATACAAAACACTCATATCCATCTCTCTTCTTTACTGCTTCTCTTAGTTTTCTCCAGGCGCTAGATCTTATATATTTTTTATAAGCTCTTCTTTTTAAATATTTTCTGATCCAGCTCCACATTTATACTTCCTTGAAGATATACTTATCTCCGTACTGCTGCAAGAATAGTCTCAGCTTTATTTTGTAAACATCAGTTCTCATTCCTTTTACGTCTACTATTGTTTGCTTACCATCTTCTATGTATCCGAAGTCAGCAGCGTATGTAATCTTTCTAAGTGTCTCTTCTCCAAACTTCATCTTTGGAATTAATTCAAATTTTGGCTGAAGACATAGATCGCTTATCTCTCCAGCCTTTAGTCTTGCTCTTAGTAGATCAAAATGTCTTGCTTCTTTCATACTATCAAACTTATATACTACTCCTTGTACTGTTCTTGATACTTTTCTGTTTCCATATTTACTTTTCTTTATCATTTAGACTTCCTTTTTTAATGTATCCTAACTCTTTCCAGGCAGCATCTAATTTCTTTACGTTATGGTCTCGTCTGGTTTTCTTGTTCTCGAACCATAACTCACTACCAATTCCATATACACAATAGTAGCGAGATTCTGTTGATCTATGATTGTGTTTTAAGCGCATCTTTTAGCTCTTACAGATTGCTTTCTCATTCTTTTAGCCCATGCTGAATAATTTGCTTTCTCTAATGCCTCTACTATATGTCCAGCAACTTCAATCATCTTATAAACAATCGCCTTGTCTTCTGGTTTTGATTCTTTCTCATAACAAGACAATAGTTCCAGGATGTTTGCATCACTTGATTTCTTAACTACTGTCTTCTCGTCACTTAGGTATGATAGTATGTTTAATCCTACGATTGATTCAACTACACTATCTCCTTTTTTAACATGCTTATTAAAAGTATTTAAGCACACATTGTAGTAATACGTAAGCTGTGAAGCCATAAATCCATTTGGAATAGAATTAAGTACATCAATAGTTAAATTATCCTCTTCTAGTGTTTTGGCTATCTCACATATTTTCGTCTGCAATACTTTCTCTTCGTCATTTATTATGTTTTCTTTTACTGATTCTTCTTTTGCTTTCTCTGTCATTTTACCTACAAACCTAGAGTGTGCGAACATCATTAGTGTTTGTGCTTTTTGTGCTGTTATCATTATCTTTCCTTGATTCTATTTTAAAACAGTTATGACACATTACTTGGTCATACTTTACTTTCACTACACATAGGAAGCAGCCGCATAGACTACATTCACTGTTCTTGTATAGCTTACCTTCTATTGGAGCTTTTAATGGTAGTGATCTACCTTTTGCCATTCTCTAATCTTTTAAGCGTGTCGCTACCATCTTCTTTTATTACCTTAGTATTTGACACTTTCATAACCGTAAGATCTCTTACTACAGCAAAAATCCTATCTTCTAGTTCATGCTTATCATGTCTTGCTAAATACATAAGCCTATCTCTCTTTCCTACTTTTACCAACACTTTCAATTCTTCTGGTTCAAACATTGCTGGAATATCATACTTCGCAAGATCTCTTCCTTCCGCTTGTATCTCCCAATTAATTTGATCGAATATATCACATGTCTTCTTGTATAATTTCTCGCTAAAATTAGAAACCTGAGTTATTTGCTTCTCATTTAATCTTGATGATAATTTCTTGTAATCTTCCAGCAAGACATGGAATTTCTGTAAACCATTTTTAAAGCCCATATTAGCCCCATTAAAGTTAGACCTTACATAGACCATGAATTTCCCGAGATCGTCAATATTAGATAGCTCTACGGTTAAATCTGACACTACTAACTCACTATCTGTTGATATGTTTAATAACTGCATTATATATTTTACTGATTCTTTCACACTATCTCTCCTGCTATTATTTCTTCTTGCGCTGAGTCCATCTTCTCAAAAAAGTTATCTACAAAGCTGCTAGTCTTTTGAGAATTATTCTGAACAGCTACTCTAGTCTTAGGAGCAAACAATCCTTTCCACTGATTCATGATAGAGGTATCTACAATATCTTGCTGAGTAGCTTTATTGTATTTCCCTAAAAAATTAATACACTTAGTAACTGCTCCTTTAGATTTATAGTTTTTATATTTTAACCACTCTTCAAGCGCAGCTTTATTTACATTATCATTTACATTATCATTTACATTATCATTTACATTATCATTTACATTATCATTCTTATTAGGTTTTGGTTTGGTTTTGGTTTGGTTAGTTTTAGGTTCTGGTTTGGTTTTAGGTCTACCACCTTTTGCCCCATTTTCATACCTTTTATGATTTGCTTCTAGCTGCGGTTTTATAAGGCTAAACATTGCTTTAACCATTGGTTGCTTTTCGGTTTCGTTTTGGTTTAAAGCGAACTCGCATATTGCATCAAATAACTCTAATTTTTCTTCGTTATTTAACGGTTTTGCTGCTTCAAAAAAACTTCGGTAAAAGATAAAACTATCTCTGTTCATTTTGTACTTTCAGACTGTTAAAATTTAAGGGGAGATGTATTGAAATGTCCAGTTTCAACTATCTCGATAAACCCTTGAATAAACCGAGTGTAGTTAGGTACTGGACGAACCATTGTTTACTCGGCTTATTTAAAGGTTTAGTGGACGGGGAAAGACAAAGGTAGAGTCTTTATCCACTATGGTATAGACTCCATTCATAAAAAAGTCTATGCCGAATTATATGCTCTTCGTACTTAATTTATTCTTAAAGGAAAGATCGGTGACTGAATCAAGAGCAAAGAGCCACCGACAAAAGAAGTATAACGTTAATCTCCTAAATCTTGAGACACTTCATATATCTTCTCAGTGCCTTTAGATAAACTTCCAGTCGTCGTGTATCCTATTGTAATGCTAGTTTTTGTTGTGTCTATAGTCAAGTATCCACTAGAGTAGGCTAAAAGTACAGCCAATACCAGTATGATAATGTTACCCATACCTGATCTCGCTGATCTCACTTAGTCTCCCATAATGCTTTGATGCTGCTAAATATTTAGACGTAGTGCCTTTTCCAAGCTTAGTATTATAATGTTCTTTCCAATATTCTGCTCTTCCCATAAGTGTTTCAGGAATCTCTGCAGTAATCTTCTTGTATTTAAGTCTAGTAAATAGCATTGCAAGTAATGGATTGTATCTAAGATCTTTCCAGTCCACTAGATCAATATCAATATTAAAATATTCTTCTATTCTTTTCCTGTCAGACACACTTGCTCTTGTTCTTACGTCATAAAAAGGAGATTTGTCGAATTGAGTGATTCCCATTCCTGCAAACTTTGTTTCATCTTTATATGTTCCGAAAATAGTCTCTGCTCCTGCAGTTTCCATTAGTATATCTCTAGCTGTACCATTTGCTCCGTAACCTAAACAGTCGCATACCTCAGTGGCAACGTCTGCTAAATGTCTCTGATTCAATAAGCCATACATTATTTATCCTTATTTTGTTAATCCTCTTGACTTCTCTATTGTTCTAAGAGTAGCCATACCAAGCATTGCTAAAGTTAGCTCCAGCAGAGTGTCCGTCTGAAGAGCAGGTAGTGGTTTTATTGTATACACCTGAAGAATAGGATAGATAATAAAGTTGTATGCTAGTGCGCCACCACATACCCATCCTATAAAAGGTCTCCATCCTGCAACAAAAATATTTCTATGTTTTGCTTCAGCTCTATTGATCTCAGCCTGTGCCTTCATTAGTGCAAACTCGATCTCTGCTTCCTTTTCTGGAGGGACTTGACCTGTAATAGCAGTTCTTATATCTATAGCAAGCTCTCCTATTCCTTGAGCGGCAGTTCCTACGCCGTCGCCCATAAGAGTATTAAACCAGCTCATAATTATCCTTTGACAGCGTTAGCTATTCCAAATACCTTCTCTAAGAAAGGAACTATTTCTGGAAGAACGTAAGATGCAGTAAGTCCTGCTGCGATAGAAATACCGTAGAACATTAAACCAATTTTTGGCTTTAACTTATCAACATGAACTCTTAAGTCATGGATCTCTTTTAAGATCTGAATGTTTTGCTTAGATCTTTGTTCGTTTTGCTTAACGTCATCTTCTTTTTTAGTCAAGAACTGTTGGAACATATTGTCTAGTTCTTGCTTGATTGCTAGTATTTGTGTAAACATTGCTTCCATCCTAGTAACTCTATCAGAAAGGCTTGCTTTTTCAAGCTTTGCTTCTCCTATTGCATCATCTATAATCTTTCCGATTTCATCCTCGTCTTCTGGAGTAATCAATGCAGCTTCTTGAGCTTTTTTCTCATCTGCTATTCGTCTCATTTCAGATATAATCTCGATCTCTTCTGGTGTTAAGTTCATCTTTGCCATTCTTTCTTCTTTCTTTTATTATATCATATTATGCTGTATAAATTGGTAGCATTGCCACGAAGTCTTCTTGAGATAGTTCTTCGATCTCTCCATTTGCTACTAATGTTTTTATACTGTACGCTTTATTCCAACACACTGTACTGAACTTTAATAACTTCTTGCACTCTAATTGTTTAATATTTGCGTATGAAGCTAGTTTAGTAACTTCAGCAATGTCTTTGTATCTCAAAGATGTAATTGTGCTATTTACGTACTGCTGTGCTGCTATATCATACATGCTTGTATCTATAGTCACAGGATCTGTTGGTATTGGATCTGCAACGTCTTCTGTAGTTTGCTTGTTACTCCTAATAAATTCTCTTGCTACACTTCTAAGTGCAATTATGTCTGTTATAAACTCATCAGCTTTCTCTTCATAGTGAGGGAATATCTTATGATCTGTCTTGTCTAGGTATTCTTTAGCTTCTGCTATCTTGGCATCTAATTCAGCTTTAGTAGCTTCTGCTTCCATATAAGGTATCATCTCTGCTGGGAATACTTCTGCACCATCATCTTTTGCTCGTTCTAAATTACCCATTAGTAGTCTCCTTTTCTAAGGTTTTTATTATCTTTTTATTATCGTCTAGTTTCATTTTTATCCTCTCATATTATATAGTAAATTTAGTACATATAGTACAATAGGAATTGCAATTGTAAATAATAAGTCTTTCCAATCAAATCCACCATACACTATCTCATCTTTTATTTCTTTACCTACATCAAATACTACATCAAGTATTA